ACTTGAAAACATTTTATCTAACCCATTTCTCCACGCCCAGCTATTACCCCCATAATTTGCCACACCAGCACCCTGAGCCATTAGGGTTCTATCAAATTTGATCTCTCCGCTAAATTCTATAAATCTTTTCTCTAATTTTATTGGCGATAACATAAAAGCTTGTGTTGCTTGATCCAATGGATTTTGATCACCTAACTGATTTATTTCATCCAGAATGTAACTCATATCAAAGTTTGGATCAATAGCAGGCCATGTGTAATCAAAATCAGATAATTTAAAATTTTCAACAAATTTAATACATAAAAATCTGTTGATCCTTTTCATATTGACCATAAAATTAAAACAGGTTGTTGTGGATATATTGTCATCAAACTTGTAACTGTCGATGATTTTTTGTGTGTCCTCGACTATCCAAATTGGCAACCCATAAAAAGGAATTGTGTTAGAGTAAGGAGGTTTCGTTAGATATGCATCACTTATAATTGCACCAGGAGTTCCTTTTTTTAATATTTGATCAAGGTATTGTTGATCAAAAAAATCAAATATATGTAGAACATGGTTATTAGTTAGTTCATTGATATTATCTAAACGTTTGCCGTATTCTAAAGTTGAAATCAATTCCATTTGATCACAATACCTTTAGTTCCACTGTTCTGTGTTTTTTACTTTGTGCAATTACGTCAACAATTTCATAATCTATACCGATGCTGTTAAACGTATCTTGTCCGTTACGCAAGTCAAAAATCAATCTTGTGTTTTTGTTGCTGTGCTTGCGAATAAAGTCAGTGTAGGTGCTCATTGGATAGTGAGCGCCGCAACTTTTAAAACTAAAGATCAAATCAAATGTTGTGGACTTTTTTAGCTTGCCGCAGTCTTCGGGAGTAAGATGTGTCCTTTGTAACTCTAGTCTATCCCATTCGGCATTTAGTTCAGCTTTGCTGTGATAGTAGATAAAATTGTCAGCTTGTCCGAACTTGCTTTGTCGAGACTGTTCTTGATTGTTTTTTTCACTAACGCCTTCGATTAGATAAACGTCCGTGTCATATGCTTGCTGGAACCACAAACTGTCATAGGCTTGTCCACAACCAATTTCGCAACTGATGCCAACAGATTGATTGAGATATTGATCAACTGCTTCCCACTGCAACCGCTTGCTGTTGTTGTATTCTTCAGTTTCCCAAAGTTCCATCCAGGTTTGGCCGTTAGTTCCATTTACAATTGGTACTTGTGTCATCGCAGTTCCTTTACTCCAAGATGTGCTAGTGTCTGCTGTAGCAAGTCAATTTGCCGTTTGCAATCTTCTAGTGCATGATGGCTTGCTTTAGGTTTAGGTAAGTCTGGATACAAACTATATACCGTTCTTGCATCACGAACACGCCAAAACTGCCACGGAATAGGCAAGCCTTCTTGCTTGTATGCATTTTCAAGTATAACCATATCAAACGTTGTGCCGTTGGCCCAAATAAGATTGCAGTGAAAACACAGTTTGCTTAGTTCTTCTAGTGCTTGTCTAAGTGGAATACGTCCTTCTTCACCAAAGGCTTCGTCTTGTGCTTCGGCTGGTTGTGTTGCCCACCATTCAACTGTAGCATCATCAACATCTCGATTAGGCTGACTGTCAACATCAATCCTTGCATAGTAATCTTGTGGGAGATACCCAGAACTAGTTGGATTAAAAGTCTGGGCGGCGATAGTGAGTATACAAGCATTGGGTGTTGTACTCACAGTTTCAATATCAATCATTATATCTGTCATAATTTTAGTATAACAGATTTAACACTGTTGTCAACTATTTTTTTGGTTTAACTGTTTTTTTAGTTCCGGTTGTACCTTTAAGACTACTCTTAGGCGGCTTGTACGCTTTTTGCACTTTGCCGCCGCTGCTAACACTGGACTTGCGCATCTTGTTAAGCATGCTTAATAACTTGCTTGCTGGATTCACACGCTTGGTCTTCTTGGCCTTGCGAGCTGCCTGGGCACTTTTAGTCTTGCGAGTCTTCTTCATTTGAGCTCGCTTGGCTTGATCAATCGGAGCATCGCAATCTTTTGCATTGCTAACAACACGACCGTTTCGTGGGCCGCTAGTACAACGCCATTTGGTTTTCAGTTTGTTACCTGTACGACTAAAAACCATTTCGTGTTCGGTGATAAATTCTTCTGCTCTCATTATCCAATTACCCAAGTAAGAGGCTGTGAGCCGTCAACATAGTTTTTAAGCTCTTCAATTTTTTCAGCCATGATAGCAGATCCCTCGGCTTTCATCTGTGCACCGTTTAGTGCAGTGCCGCCTTGTGGACCTGCAATAGTAGCAAACTTTTCTCTAGCTTCGCCGATCATTAATTTACAATTGCCAATCATATAATCCTTTATCCATTGCGAGATAGAAAAATCACTGAGTAGTTGTGCTTCGGGACGCAGATTGTAACACCAAAGTAATACAACTTCTCCACTGCCTTTGATATCACGCATTAGTGTTATCTCTTTAGATGCACTATTGTAAGTGTAATTCAAAAATCCACCAAACATCTTAGCAGTAAGCTCAACATACTGGCTATAAAAATCATAGGTAGCAAGTCCGCCCATGGTGTTACCATTCAACAAATATGTGTTAAGTGCAGCTGAACTAAATGGTTCGAACGCACTGCCTTCTCCGCCGTTGTCCCAACCAATGGTTCTTCTGAACACTTGTCTAACAGTTTGTATTTCGCTGGGCAAGGTATAAACATTTACACCATCCTGTAATTTTAGAAAGTTGTAGCTTTCCTCAAACGCATTTTCGGCTCGTTGGCGATATGTGCCAATAGCTCGCTGATACGATGCTTCGTAGTGCTCTGCATCAAGTTCTAAGTCAATCATCCCGTCGCCAAGTTGAAGCTTTACATAGTCAATTGTTTGCTGCTTGAGCGTTTCAAGAGTTTGATTAAGTGTTACTGTTGCCATTTATACTGCCGTCCTTATACAGTATTTAGCATTATCACCAAGCCTTGAGTATTACTACATGATCATTTCCGCGACCGTTGTACTTTACTTCAGTGGCTTTGATGTCTTGGAAAACCTTACGACAAGCAGGTTTACCGCCCTTTAAGAATGCTTTAAGTTGCTCTGCTGGCTTGCGCAATGTTTTACTCACGCTCTTACTAGGATCGTACCCAATAACTGTATTGCTCTTAATAGTATACGTTTGAGTCATATCGTCTGCAATAAGATGTATCAATTTTCGTGTTGATGTATTGTACAGCCAAGCTTCGCTACCATTTACTAATTTTTCTGCACTAACACTAGTTAACTTTAGATCTGCAAACTCTTTAAGATACTTGAACTTGCGTACAATTTGTGCTGGCGTCTTTTGCTTGACTGCACGTGGCTTGCGTTCTACTTTCTTAACTTGTACATAACTTGCACAGTCAGCAATTGCTTTTTCAAGAAACTTGTGTATTGCACGAATTTGTAGTTTTCCTAAATGTGCATATCCTTCTTTGAGCTGTTCGTGCATGTCTTTTTCGTGTTCGCTCATTTTCTTTAGTTTTGTAGGCGTAGGTGGATTCATCAACTCTGTTAACTCAGATAGCTGATTTTTAAGTGGCTCCGAAATTATATCAATTGTCTGCGGTGGGCAACTTTTGCTTCTTAGCAAACTCATAACTGAGAACTTTTCAGGATTTTTGTATTCACTGGCAGCAAATTCATCAAAAAGTTCATCAATTTCTCCACCAATTTCCATGGTTTTATCTCGCATGTTTTCTTGTACCGTGCGGCGAGCAGTTTCTGGTTTAACAACTTCGTCCTCTTCGTCCAGGCCTGATGTATCAATTTTAGAAAGTGCTTCGTCAATTTTTTTGCGTATAAAAATCGAGATTGGTTGCAGGTCTCCAACAGTCCCAGGCAACGTTTGCCAATATGCATTGTGCTCTGGATGCAAATCAGGCATACCGTTACGCAAACATCTTGTGTAGATTCCAATTAGCACAAGACCAACAGAACCGTGTTTGCGCATACGTTTAATATCGTTGTTGTTGTAGCCAGAATCTTTCATCCATTCAATTAGGTCAGGAAAAACATCTGCTGCTTTTTTATCTGCATAGTAAGAATCAAACACACGACGGCGATATTTGTGATATGCAGCACCGCTCATTTTTAGTGCATCATCCCATGCTGCATCTACTTTGCTACGCTTTCTACGAGCCACTGGTGCTTTCTTTGGAGGAAGTTTAATACCTGCTACTTTTGCCATTGTTTATCTCCTATCAACAATTGTATTATAACACAACTAGAATGTGTGTCAACCTAATCTTTTTTTGTTCTAATACAAGAAAACGGTTGACATTGTGATATGTTAATGCTATATTATATATAAGTTAGCAAGCATGGAGCATACAATGTTTAGAATTCCTAGTTTTTATAAGTTTGATACTTCCTTTGAAGATGCTAAAACAACAATCTCCTGTTACGGACGTGGTGATTTACTCGAAGGTATGGAAGCAATGAATCGTGTGTGGGACGAACATTGCGCTAGTTACACAAGTGACAATGCTCGATTTGATGATGATTCAGATTTTTATGAATTCTACGAAGCAGAAGTAAATGCTTACAACAAAGTTTACGAAACAATGCAACCACTTTTTGCGTAAGGAGATATAAAATGGAAACTTTTACATACAGCGATGATGGTTTCTCAGACCTTCACAAAGATGTTTACGGATTTCGCCCACGTGGCATTATCCTTAGCAACTGGAACATTCTGCCACCTGCTGAAAAGAAAGTTCGTTGGGATCAACTTTGTGAAGAGCTTGAAGCAAATACTAAGTTTAAAAACGAACAAGAAGTTAAGGCAGTAGCTCGGTTTGAAGATCGGATTCAAGATGCAATTAGTCTTGGTGCTAGTAACCGTGTTGAGGCTCTTCGCTGGATTACTGGCTCTGAAACTTTTTATCACGGACAAGATGTAGAGCATTTTGTTTGGGAGCAAGGTATTTTATTTACTAAGTATGGTAAGCAATTAGTAAAAGATCTTTTACTAGTTGTTGAATATAAGGAGTGTGCATAAATGAGCATGAATCACGATGCAAAGCCTATAGACGAAGAACTAGAACGTATGAAGGCCGAGTTTCTTGCTAAAGGCGGCGAAGTTACCAAAGGGAAAACCAAAGCTATGGCAAGTGAACTTGGCATCAGCAACAACACATGGAATAACAAACCGACCAAAGCTGAAAAAGATGCAAAGGCAAGTAAATGATCAAGGATTTGTGGTATATTATACTGACAATGGTGGTCTCACACTTTGGATGTGTCATCACAATTCGTTTTAATCAATAGCATGCAAGCGATAAATACATGCAGAGGAATACTGTATGCCACGCTTGAGTTTATATCGACCAAATCGCCAAAACGATTACAAATTTATTGACCGTACTATATCTGAAATGTATCAGGTTGGTGGAGTTGATATGTTTGTCCACAAATACCTTGGGCCACAACCGCACGGCGATGATAGTTCAAGTGTTAGCGGCGGTACCCAAGATGCCACACAACCAGCATACAGCACCGAATCGCCGCTGTTTATCGAAGATTTGTTCTTGCTTGAAAACAGAGATCGCAAATACGACGATGATGTTTATCAAATGCGAGGCGTGTACAATTCACAAGATGTTGATTTTGACTTGAGTCAGTTTGGATTGTTCTTAAACAACGATACTCTGTTTATCACATTCCATTATAACTTTATGATCGACACACTGGGACGCAAACTAATGAACGGTGACGTTCTTGAGCTGCCTAACCTTAAGGATTTTCATCCTCTTGACAGTGGCATTGCTAAAGCAATACCCAAGTATTATGTAATACAAGATGCTTCGTTTGCCAGTGAAGGGTTTAGTCAAACTTGGCTACCTCACTTGTGGCGTGTTAAAGCAACTCCCCTAGTTGGCGCACAAGAATACAACGATATTCTCAAAAAGCCATTTGAAGTTGACAATATTTGGGACAATGGAAATTATTACCCAAGTGGTAGTATTGTGTTGTTTGGCAATCAGTATTATCAAGCAAAGATTGACACACCAGTTGGTACCGAAATTACCAATACTGTGCATTGGAAAGAGATTGAGCCTAAGAGTGAACTAGCAACATTTGGTACAGTTACTAAAGATCTCGAAATCAACAATGCTATTCTTACACAAGCAGAGTACGAAGTTCCACTAAGTGGATACGACACTGTAGAGTTTTATATTGTACCTACAAACGAAGATGGTACACCTGCTGACCCTGACAGTTATACAGTTGACGACACAGGTATCACAGTTGACACAACAGATGTTGATGTTGACGGGCAACCCCAGTCCCCGAGAGCCAATGGATACACACTAGGATATCTAACCGGTGACGGTATTGCACCAAATGGATTACCAGTTACACCCGGTATCAGCTTTCCTCCTGGGCCACAAGAAGGAGACTTTGCTTTGAGACTTGATTACTTCCCTAATAGACTTTTTCGCTACAACGGTACACGCTGGGTTAAGTACGAAGACAATGTAAGAACTGATCTTACACCAGGTGCTTCAAATCAGACACTTCGCAGTAGTTTTGTTAACAACACAAACGAAACACAAACATTGGACCGCGGAGAAATACCAGAGCGCCAGGGTCTTAACCACTTACTAAAACCACAGGCTGATAATTAATGCAACAGTTTTTTTATGACGAGCAAATACGAAGATTTTTACTTCAAGTTACAAGAGTTTTCAGTAACTTCCAAGTTGAATACGGGCGTGACGAGTCAACAAATGCAGCCAGCTTGTATCGAGTACCTGTGCGCTATGGCGATGCAAGTCGAAATGCAGCAACTATTATGCAGCAAAACAGTGCCAATTCTTTACCAAGCACTCCTTTAATTACATTTCATGTTACCAACTTAAACTATGCTCGTGATCGCATGCAAGAACCTTATTTTGTTGAAAAGCAAAATGTAAGGCAACGCTATTGGGATACAGACACTGAATCATACGAAACAACCCAGGGCACAGCTTTTACTGTTGAAAAACTCATGCCTGTGCCGTACGATCTTGAAATTAATGTAGATATATGGACGTCTAATACCAATCAAAAATTGCAGTTGCTAGAACAAATACTAACATTGTTTAATCCAAGTTTAGAAATTCAAAGCACAGATAATTTTATTGACTGGACAAGTCTTAGTGTAATGTACCTTGAACAGGTTTCGTGGAGCTCTCGATCAGTCCCACAAGGTACAGAAAATCCAATTGATATAGCGACTCTTAGATTTAAGATGCCTATTTGGATTAGTCCACCAGCTAAAGTTAAAAAACTTGGTGTTGTTCAAAAAATTATTGCTAGTGTACTTGATGCAAATGGCGATTATGCAGAAGCAATACACAACAACGATTTGCTATTAGGAACAAGACAAAAGTTTACTCCTTACAATTATCAAGTGTTGTTATTAGGAAACCAGTTACAAGTGCTAGAAACCAAAGCAGTAGTAACCAACAACGACGGAACAGAAGTTCCAACATCACCACCAAGTAATCTTATGTGGCACACTGTAGTTGACTTGTACGGTTCTTTACGCAACGGCATCAGTCAAGTCCGCATCGACAATCCATACGACGATACTGTTATTGTTGGCACAGTAGCATATCATCCATCTGACGATAGATTTTTGTTGTTTACTGTGGACACTGACACTATTCCGCAGAACACATTAGACGCAGTTTCATCTATAGTCGATCCTCAAAGAAATGGCCCAGGTGCAGGTCTTGCTGCCGCTGCCATTGGACAAAGATATTTGTTTATTAACAACGCAACTGGTAGTTCTGAAGGCAACGCTCAAGCCTGGAGAGGAACTGACGGTTCTCCACTAGTTGCTGTTGCAAATGATATTGTCGAGTACGATGGCACACACTGGAATGTTGTGTTTGATAGTTCAAACAAAAGCGGAGTGCAATACACAACAAATATAACCACTGGTATACAATATCGGTGGGCCAACAGCGAATGGCTTAAAAGTTACGAAGGATTATACCCAGAAGGTGAATGGAGCTTAGTACTTTGATCAACGCAGTTGGTGTTTGGTTTTACAGTATACAGACCAATCGATATCTTTATTTACTGCGCAACGATCCTAAAAATCCAGGATGCTGGGGGTTGCCTGGCGGTAAAGTTGAAGCTGGTGAAAGTTTAAGTAATGCTATTCACCGAGAATGTCGTGAAGAAATTGGTATGTGGCCGGAGATAGTTAAACTTGTACCAATCGAACAGTTCACAAGTGCTGACGAGAATTTTAGTTACCAT